GTTGAAAATGCGTGTACTCATGAATGACGGTTGAACACCAACCCAATAAGGACCTGTGATACCTTGGGTTCAGAGTAATTGTATTGTTGTATTGCATGTACTGGCCAATGTACTCTAAATTAGAATCAAGTTTGATCTTTAGAGTTTTTAAATTAGCGTATTCGCTGGGACCGTATTTTTCAATACACCAACCAAGAATTAACTTTGCACTTTTCAGATTGACATGATGACTCATACTGGTATTATTTATTAGACTCTTTAAGCCTGTTGCATTTGAATAAATAACAAGAAAATCACACGTATGTTACTAAAGAATGGATCTTCCGGCCCTGAAGTCAAACAACTTCAGGAAAAACTTGGTCTTGCAGCAGACGGTCAATTTGGACCCGGTACTGAAGCCAAGGTAAAAGAATGGCAAGCCGCGAATGGCTTAACGGCTGACGGTATTGTTGGCCCGGCCTCTTGGTCAAAATTAATGGGAGCAGCCCCAGCTCAAGCAGCTGCACAAGTTGCAATCCCGGCTAGCGAATTTAAACTAGCTAATCTAAAAGGACACGTTCCCGATTCAGTGATCGCTCAGATCCCCGATACTGCTGCAAAATTCGGTATTACAACTCCACTGAGACTTGCTCACTTCTTGGCACAATGCGGCCATGAGTCTGGCGGGTTTAAGGCAGTTCAAGAAAACCTAAATTACGGAGCGAAAGGTCTAAGAGGTATTTTCGCTAAGTACTTCCCAACCGACGCAAAGGCTCTAGAATACGAGCGCAAGCCAGAAAAAATTGCTAACCTAGTTTACGGTAACCGTATGGGTAATGGAGCTGAGGCAACTGGCGAAGGTTACAAATTCCGCGGTCGAGGTTACATCCAATTGACAGGAAAGGACAACTACGCTAGATTCGACAAAACTGTTGATGAAGATGTTATCTCAAATCCTGATCTAGTTGCAACAAAGTATCCTTTGGCTTCTGCTGCATTCTTTTTTCAGTCAAATGGTCTTTGGGCAATTTGCGATAAGGGAGCAGACGACGCTACTGTGACCGCAGTTACTAAAAGAGTTAACGGTGGAACAATCGGATTACCTGACCGCTTGAAACACTTCAAAGAGTACTACGCTCTATTAAAATAATCATTAACTAATGCCAGCACCAATACCGCCAAGGCGAGTGATTCCAAAAAAAGCAGTTGGAGATATATTTCAATCGCTGGGCAAGAGGCAGTCTAATTGGCTACTATGCGACGGATCATACTACTCAGTTGAACAGTACCCTGAGCTCGCGCAAATTCTTTCTATTTATGGACTCGAGCCTGGACTTCTACCGGACTGTCGACCTAGATACAGGGATGAGGTGATCGACACTTCTCCGGGTTCGTTCGTTGCCGGTTACGGCACTTACATGCCTACCTACATCGTCGCATCTCAAGTAGGCAGAATTGTAGCTGACTAACAAAGTATGAAAGGATTACTATTTTTTACATTGGCTATATTGGCCACTAGTATTAGCAACGCTCAACCGATCTCTAAATCAATTTCCCTTGGAGCCGACGGTTCCAGGGGAAATTTTAGTTCAATCGGAGTTACGGTCAAGGCTGATATCAAAAAGGACACTGGTAAATTTACTTGGGCCCTGACTCCAACATACCGTTGGAGCGAGCAGTCACCGTACGGTCAGACCAAGATGAATCTGTACGAGAATGAACTTTATCTTACAGGCAATGTCGCTCGTAAGTTTGGAGCCTGGAAAATACTCGCATTCACTGAGGACGAGAAATCGTACATGCGAAATATTAAGCTCAGAGGTTCATTAGGCCTTGGAGCAGCTCATGATATTTTAGAAGGAGGTGGCTGGGACATATCCATTTCTGAAATCATTTTACCTGAATACTATTGGTCAAGCATTGATCAGACAAAGAATAACTTCACGATTAGACTCTCCACTAGATTTAAGTTAGAATACGAGTCGGGCCTGTTTAAACTGTCGTCAACCACTCTTTATCAACCTGCGGTTTTTAGCGATCGTAACGTTGATTACTCAAGTAACTTGAACATGCGAAGTACGAATACTTTAACCTATAAAATCAAAAGGGGTTACGAAGTTGGAGTTCTCTACATTTACAGTTATCAAGGCTATCCTTACTACATAAATAAAGCGGTTAGTCCTTCTCAGGAAACCGCTTCATTAATTTTAAAGATGACGTTTTAACTACTCGAACTCAATTGAGTTTTTCTCAACGAATTCAATGAAAGCAGCTTCGGCTGCTTTTTTTGTTTCAAACGGACCACCAACTAGCACTTGATCAAATTCGGTCGGGTCGGTGACTTCGAATTCGCCATTAAGAGTTTCGTAAACGAAAGAGTCTAGGATTTCTTGAGTTATCATGTGATTATATTTTTTCTAAGTGATTGTCCATTGATATTGAATTAACGATTGCTTCGATTGCGGCAGCGATCGCTGGAGCACAGCTTACCACCTGGATCTTGGGGTTATTGATTTGCTCAATAGAATCGGTAATGATCAACTTGTCAAGATCGGTAGATCCAGCAATTCTTTCATGGCCTAGGCCCGACAACACACCGTGTGAGATTACAGCGGTTACCTTCTTTGCGCCGCCCTCCTTTAGGAGTCTAGCAGCATTTACTAGAGTTCCGCCGGTGTCTATCATATCATCGACTAAGATCACGTGACGATCCTTGACGTCTCCAATTAGATCCATTCTCTCAATTGAATTGGGCTTGTCTCTCAACTTTGACAACATTGCAAAGTGAGTGTCCGGAAATTTATACAGAAATTTTTGATAAAAGCGGCTTGCTCTTTTTACTCCACCTGCATCTGGCGAACAAATACAATATTCAGCAGAGGTTAGAGTCCTAATGAATGGAGCGAATGCTACATGACCTGGGATCATGTTCACCGGAATATCAAAGAATCCTTGAATCTGTTCAGCATGTAGATCTATTGAAATGATTCTGCTTGCACCAGCCGTTTGTAAAAGATCTGCCATTAACTTTGCACCGATCGCTCCACGCATGCCTTCCTTACGATCCTGTCTTGAATAACCGAAATACGGCAATACAACAATCACTTCAGAAGCGGAAGCTCTTTTTGCAGCATCAATCGAGAGCAATAGGGTCAGCATTTTTTCAGGAGTTGTTGTGCTTGAGACCAAGAAAACTTTCTTGTCCCTAACTGATTCCATGAATTGTGGGCTAATCTCTCCGTCCGAAAAGGTGTCCACCTTGAATTTGCCTAAGATTTGATCGTAATCGTCAGCGTCCAATTGGATCGCGATGTCTTTGGCTAGTTTAGAGCCGTCGATTGAGAAAATTTTATAGTTCATTGTTGCTTTTTGGAATTTGTTTTCTTTGTAATCATTTCCTCTGGCGTGAGCAGTGCTCTGCCGTATTCCTTCATACGCTCAGCGTATCTCTCCTTGACTCTTTCGCTAATCGCAAGCGGAGTACCTTCATCGTCGATTCTTACGAACTTGATATTCGTGTGAGTGACTACTGTCTGAAGGCCTGTGTAAACATTGTGCTTACGAACCTCAATGTAGAGAGTAACTGATGTTGTTCCAAATTCCTTAACTTCGCCGTAAACTTTCAGAATATTACCGACCTTTACTGGTTTTTCAAAGATGAGCTCATCTATTTTCAAGGTCACGACTCTCTGCGTATCGCAGGTCTGAGATGCATAACTGGCTGAGGCATCGTCTATTATTGAAAGGATTGTTCCGCCGAACATGTTATCGTGAACTCCAATATCTCCTTTCTTACAAATGTAGGTGCTAATTAGTTCCATGATTCTTCTATACGATCACCATCTGGTTTTGAGTAAACTATCTTGTTTGGATTCACCTCATACGTTTTGTTCTTGAATTTCTCAACGTATTTCTTGCCCATTCCGGGTTTTAAGTAACCGATCGTCGCGTGTGGATGATAGTCTGGAAAATTAGTTGTGTGAGGTAATTCGCTAAGCTTGGCATTAATATCGTATAGAGTAGAGTTCTGAACATCGAACTTCAGTACATCGTAATTCTCATTTTCAAATAGAGAAGCATTAACTAACATTAGTGGGCCTATTTGTCTAGACTTACAAATGTCGATTACAGTATCATCATCAATCTCGTTTGAGTGAAGACCGTAGAGCAGAGTGGTATGAGGTTCGTCCTCTAATCCAAAAGATCGATCACCATCTTCGGTATAAACGTCTTCCGGCTCTATTTCAGCATGGAATTCTTGCATTTGTGGAAAATCGAAATACACCATGGCACAGCCATAGGAATGGGAATCGCCCTTCTTTTCAAAAAGACCTGCGATAAATTGAGTGAATGATTTAATCATAGATTAACGATTTTTATTGGTTAAACTTTCGGAGTCTAGGTAGCCTTTGTAACGTTCGCCTACTTTACATGAGCCGTCTTGGCTAAATACGACTAGTGCATTTTCTAATTTAGGAGAGGCTTCGTTCTCGAATCTAGCATCCATTTCAAAAAGAACGTAAACGTCAGTCTCCAATGATCTCGATAGTTCAGATAGTCCTTCGCGACTTAATGTCACGTCAATATCACCGTACCAGATCTTTCCTTCTTTCTTGGTACATACGTTTGCATTAAATACTGCAATGTTTTTTGGATACTTATTGCAATATCCGCTCTTTGATCCAGAGATCATTCTTCCGTTCATGCCTAATATTTTACTGGCAGTTTCTTTAAATAGTGTCATTGTATTAAAATTTAGTCTAACTTAAATATTCTACTTTAGTGTCGCTTTAAGGTTTTTCTTCAGCTCAACAAGATCCTCCTTGTACATTTCAATCGGCTCTTTCTTTTTGATCTCAGCCAATTCGGCTTTCTTTTCAGCAACCTCTTTTAAGAGCTGCTCATAAGTTTCCTTAGTCAAGGAATGAATTGGCATGTTTAGCAAGTAATTGTAAGATCCATTAACCTCATCGAAGCCAGCAGTCTGTAAGTAGAGGACTATTTCTTTGCGAGGAACGTTATTGATCTTTAGTTTACCGTCAATGATTAACTTTACGAACTTTGCTCTATTTGATAAGTACACCAATTCTTCGCCGTACTTCTTAATCAAGAAGGCTTTGCGTTTTGAATAGAATCCTAATCTAAAGTTAACGAAGTATTCCACCACTTGCGGAACGTCTTCGAATATGATTAGCTTGCCCTTTTCATTCAAACATGTCAAGTTCTCAGTCTCAGTCTCAACCATCTTTAGAGTCTGATCCAGTTTGCCCTTTGCGATTAAGTCAGCTAAAGTTGCTCTTGCGAATTTAATGGTGTAATTGATTCCATCAGTTGAGTTATCCTCATACGAGTAAATGATACCTCTGTCTTGTAAGGAGTTAAGATGAGTCTCGTACTTTTGAAATGTCATTGATGGCGGAAGCTCAGTGATATTAACCGTTGTCGTATTCTGAATCTCATAGACTCCGCGCATTATGTACTGGTTGGTTCCCGTAACATTCTCGACTGGGCCTGAGTATTCCTTCCACCAAGGTAAAAGCTTACCGACCTTCTTTCCATCTAGCACCCTTAGGCAAGAATCAACAAGGTCAAGAGGATTTCGGTTTAAAATATTAGTAGCGAATCCCACAGCAATTCCTGAACTACCATTCAACAAAACGGTTGGGATGATAGGTAAAAAGAACTTAGGCTCAATCACATTACCTTCTTCTACCTGATTCTCCAATAGTTCAAAGTCTTTGTATAAGAGTCTGAAATTACCAGTGAGCTTGGTTGAGATGTAACGAGCAGCGCCTGCCTCAGGAGATCGTAACGAACCGAATTGGCCAATCTCGTCAAGTAACGGTAATGAGTTCTTGAATGATTGAGCCATACCAATGATTGCACCATTTAGTGAACCATCACCGTGATGATAGTGTGCATCAGATGCGATCTTACCGCCTAATTGAAATATCTTTAAAGGCTTCTCATTACCTGAACGCCAAACTTTATCAGCAATGAAGATGATCTTGCGTTGAGTTGGTTTGAATCCGTCAATGACTGATGGAATTGCCCTGTTCTCAAGCGTGTACATACCGTACATCGCGTAATCCTGATCAAGATATTCTGTTACAGTTTTATTCTTTAATTGAATCATGGGTTATTAATATACTAATTTAGGTCTAAACAGACTGGTGTTAAAAATCGATGATCTTCCGGTAGAGTCAAAAGCTCTTTGACATGTTCTTCACGAGCCGCTTGAAATTTCTCTGGCTCGCTGTTACTCCAAAGAGTTACCTGATCGTAATGATTTAGCTTAGCTAGTCTAATCAGCTCAGCATAATCCTTATCTCTTAAATGACCCTTGAGAGGCATGAGTCTGCCGACGCAAGTATTCCACTTAAGTTTACGGCCGTTGTAAGTTATCCAATAGTAATCCATCTCATCTTCGCCGACCGCAATCAGTCTTTCGATATCCCAACACGCATTGATTACGAACTGGCCTTTGAGTTTCTCAAACTCTGCAAGAATTAGGGTTTTGTTATCTGTCATTTAGAATTTTTGAAATGTTGAGCGTTCGCGAGTCCAATCAATTGACATCTGTATTTTTGTTATAAATCTTATAAATCGTTTCATTATATTGAAAGTTTAAGTAGTTTCTCCTTGCGAGGTTCAGAGTCTGATCCAAACCAATCGTTCAAGCTGTCCTTGAAATTCTTGTCGTTCTGCAGCTTAACGAGAACTGGGCTGTGGATAATGTCTCGGTACTCAACGTCTTCCAATGCAGCAAGACCTTTCTTGTATTCAACATCCCAACCCTTTGCGCCAGTCTTCTTTTCCCATTCGGAATACTCTTCGTTTGAGTAGAACGGTTTTACCTCCTTGCCCTTTTTAGCAACGACTAACGGAGTCATGACTTTGAATACTCGACCTTGATCGAATAGTTCTGGCCAGTACTTGTTAAAAAAGTTAATTAGCAGACCTGCAATAGAGTCTCCGTCCGGATCAGCATCAGTATAGATATACACCTTGCCATATCTCAGATCACCCGGTTCCTCTCCTAATTTGATTCCTAATGAAGCCATTAGCTGGACGACCTCATCATTCTGGATGACCCCAGAGTTTGTCATCTCACTAACGTTCAGGAATTTACCCTTCAGAGGAAAGGCTCCGAAAGTTTGCGGATCTCTGAACTTACGTACGGCTGAAAGAGCTGACATACCTTCAAATATTCCAAGCACGCATTTATTACGGTCCTTACCTTTTGCATCAATTAACTTAAGCACTTTAGTGCTAGCTAACGATTTATTAAGCTTACGTAGTTCTGCTCTCTCTTCTGCATTCTTTTTCTGCTCGATCCAATCAAGCAAAGACTGAATTACCTCTGACCCAAATACGGCCTTTGCGAATTTCTCAGTCACGTCGTGTTTCGTACCGAAATCCTTGGGCTCAGTGATTAACTTTTCTTTGGTCTGAGATGAGAATGCCGGATTTATTACCGTGCAGTTTATGAAAAGAAATACATGGTTTTTTATTTCTGATGGTTTAACATCGACCTTGTGCTTCTTCTTGATCATGGCTCTGAGATACTCAATTACCTGATTTAAGATATGGTTCTCATGGGTTCCGCCATCCTTTGTGTGGATTGAATTGACGAACGATACTGATTGGAAACCGTCCTTTGAAACCCCAAAGGATATTTCCCAATCCTTTGATCTTTCCCAAATTGAATCGTTTACATACAGATCAACGTATTCCTTGAATGTTTTGAATCGATATTTCTCGCCGTTAAATTCAAGCTTGAGACCCGGATTCGCGGCAGCAATATCAATTACACGTTTACGCATCATCTTGCAATGAGCGTCATCTATCTTCTCCATTTCAAATCTTAAAAGATCCGGAACGTAAGTTATTTCGGTAAAGCCTTGAGACGTTCGACTTGTTTTTGGAGTCGTTCTCTTTGACATGTTATCAGTAAAAGTCTGTAAGAAACGATTCTTTCCGTCAGCCGTGTCAATCACGAAACGCTTTGAGAAAATATTAACTAATGAAGCTCCAACTCCATTAGTTCCTGCAACGGTTCTGCCTTCTTCATCGTTGAAATTTGAGCCTGCTCTTAAGTTAGAGAAAATTAATTCTGGAATCCAAACTTTATGTTGAGGATGTTGAACGACTGGAATTCCTCCGTTATCCCATACTGTGATTGTGTCAGCAGTCACAGATACCTTTATTGTATTGATTTTACCTGCCCTCTTGTGTTCGTCGACCGAATTTGAAATGATTTCATCAAACAGCTTCAAGAATCCTGGATTGTAGGTCAATTCCTCTTTTGAATAGAGGCCGTCTCCGAGAATCCATTCATTTGCCGTGTGAGGTTTAGTAGAACCAATGTACATTCCAGGTCTTTTAAGAACGTGCTCAATCTCATCAAGCAGTTGGTACTTCTTTCCTATTTCTTTAGTAGATGCCATATAGTTTGTATTGTATTCGATTTTTTATAAAAGGTTTTACCTAAATTGTTTCATGCGTTCCTCAGCGTATTTGATTAAAGATCGGTCTGCTCCAGGTAAATTCTTTAGGAACTGCCATTCGTAAGTGTATGCCAAGTGCTCTTCTTGCCTTGGTGGAATTGTGATTCCTTGCATTCTCAGGTTTAGGTGCAGGCTTTCATGCACAATGACTGCTGCAATGTTTTGAATGCCGAGCCTAACGTCGTTTGCCGAAACGAAAATGGTTCCCTTTTTTTGAAAGGAACCATCGCAGCTTGAAAAGCTTGCATTGAAGAACGATATTGTGTCGCACACGGTCAGCAATCCTCCGTAATAAAAGCTTGGTGAAGTTTTGATCAGCGATATTGCTGAATCTACTTTGGAACGCCAGTCATCTCCGGCTTGATCAATCACGATCTGCGCATGTGATACACCGGTTACTGCCAATAAAATTAGCGTTAAAAATAGTTTTCGCATAATGCTATTATACCAAAATTAAGGTATCTTAACTCCAGGAATTCCCATTAATTGGTTTCTTAATGCTCTAAGCATTGGAATATGGTTTGAGAATTTAACTGTCTCGAACCAAAACGGAGTTTTCGTTTTTGAATTTAGAACGACTTGGTAATCGCTAAGACCCGCGTACTTCTGTAGAGTTTGAGAATTAAACATTACTGGCTTTGCGATTAGATTTCCGTTCTCCTGACGAATCATCATCGGAGAAGAGAGTCCAACCATGTTTACCCAACGGCCAGCTCTTTCAACTTCTCTGACCCAATCGACGTAGAACACAAAAAGTCTACGACCTCCCTCGACATCGGGACCCATTACAACGACTGTGTTACCCTTACCGAAAGAAACAGATTCGTCTACTACATCCGATTCGGTTGAGAATTTAGAATCAACTGCATCCGATGGTTCTGAATAGATGTGTGAATATGCTTGAGATTTTAGGTCAATCAATTTACCGATCCAACCTTCATTACGTAATCTTTTAAATACTAGATTCTCGACCGAGAACTCTCCGCCCTTATGAGCGAGCTGCTCGTCCCTTGACCTTGAGATCTTTTTCTTTAGAACAGAAGCTCTTTCCATAATATCACGAGCCTCTTCAGGTCCAGCACCTTGAATCTCTTTCATGAGTTGCTTTATAGCATAAATGTAGTGGTCGGATTTTATCTGAACGTCCTTTGGATCTACGCTTGGCGGATTGTAATCTGGCTTTCTAAGCCATTCGCCCTTTAGTAAAGAGTACAGACCTGATGCCAGGTGTAATTGATTCATGTCCTGAGCGTACAACTCAACATCGTATCCTCCAATATTTACAGGATGGCGTTGATTCCATACAGTTTTTAAACCTTCCATTGCTATCTTTACAAGTTCAACGTCGTCGTTTATCTTAGAAAGATCCATGATGACGTGTACGTCAAAGTCAGAGTACTCGGTCCAGTTATAGTTAGCTAGGGAACCTGTAAGTTGAATGTCCTCAATTGGAGCACTAACTTTTAAGTCCTCGTAGAAGTCATGAGCGATCTGTAGAAGCTTGGTTCTGATCTCCGGGTTAAGCTCTTCTCCGTCCCAGACCATTGGATTCAATTGATCTTGGTAGAATTGGCCCTCATTTATGAATTCGGTGAATTTAAAAAGTTTCATCAGAATTATTTATCTAAGCCTCCAATCTCTCCTGGACGTAAGGGCTTACGTATTTTTCCCATAGTTCCGGATCGTAATTGTTTTTAGTATTAGATAAAAATTCATAGAACCTGTTGTAGAAAGGATCTATTACAGACTGGCCGCAGCGATTTAAAGGTTTTGCTGAAACATCAGTAGAGGCAATCTTATGATTATCGAAATTGGCTGGATTGTTAATATCGCCTGACTGCTTGTGACCTGCCATATCAGAAGGATCGGACCAGTTAAAACAGTAAGACGGAACGTAATGAGTAAAGTGCTCGTCCAGATTCTTTTCGTCCCTAAGCTTGGTGTACCAGCTTAAGCCCTCGTATCCAGTCATATCATCTCTAAATCCAATTTCTCGGATTCGATTCATCCTTACTATTACTGATGCTTCCAGAGTATTTCGAGTAAGTTCAACCTTATGAGGGGTTGCAAAGATACTTCTCTCCGGTTTCCAAGCGTCCTTACCGTTTGCTGAGATTCCATCCACAGCTTGGCGAATATGCCATGGCAAATAGGCATCGTCATCATCCGCAAGCATGAAGTACTCTCCAGTTGCATGAGTAACCGCGTCTCTGCAAATCGCTCCACGATTGGTGTATGAGTTGCCAGTTACGTAATCAGTATCATTGTTGACGAGCTTTATGTTCAGATCAGCCAGATCAGGATCAAGGCTCATTGGATTCTCAACATCAGTGTTGAAGATAATTAATTCTTTATGAAGGTAATCCTGTTGAATGAACTGTTCTATAATTCTCTCAACGCATCTGTATCTACGGTACGTCGTGCAAACGAAACTTACTGTCATCTTTTGTAGTAGTCTATTTTTTGATTTTCCAAATATTTAATTGTTGCATGATCCTGTAAAAAGTATTCTTGAAAGTAGTTCATGCTTTTACGATTCTCAATTTGAGAAGCTCCAACGTATCTCATGTGACGCGCACAGTAAGGAGTTTCATGTCTAACAAGCTTACGATCGAGTTTACGAGCCTCACAAAAACCGTCAGACCCTACGAACGTAATATCTTTAGCGTGCTTGACTGCAATGAAGTGAGGTCCTATTGGAAATCCCGGTTTTACCTCGATTATTTCGTCAACTCCTCCAAAACATTCAATTATATGTAGCCTAACGGTCTCTGCTGCAATTTCATCCGCTTGTTCTAATAGCTCAATCATGTTTGCAGGAAGTAGATTGTCCATATCAGGATACACGACCCAATCGAATTGCTCATCGTCTATTAATCTGTACATCTCGTCTAGGCTTTCATTGTTCTTGAAGTTCCAGCCCCTTCCGTAATCAACTTGAGTTCTTACGATCTTATAGGGCTTTCCCAATGATTCAATATGAGATAGAGTCTCTTCATTAATATCTCCTATCTGTAAAAAATACAGATGAGAACAGAATTGAGAGATGTGATTTATTGAATATTTTATCAGATCAAGTCCGATCTTGTGTTCATCGACTTGAGAAAGCCTTTGCATTCCAGCAATTTTCATTAATTAAAATCTTTATTTTATTTATCGAGTCCAGTAAACTTCACCGTCTACTAGAGTCTTAACGATTGTCTCGTCCTTTGCAATAGAATTGATGTAGGCTTTTGGATTCTTCACGTTATTGTAGATTCTTTGAGTCCCATTTGAATAAACGACGGTCACTGAGTATCCGCCGGGTTTAAGACTTAGTTCATTGGTCCTAAATCTCTCGTGTACGATTATTGTTTTTGACATATTTCTTATTTTCCAGTTAATAAATTTCGGATCATTCCAAGTAGCATGAGAAAGACCGTTATTGGCCAAGTTAGAATGATGACTACTCTAGCCTTCATAGTTTTTGGAGGCTGGCGATCCTTTTGCTTTGATTCAATGTGCTCAATGATGGCTCCCCAAATAAGGCCCACGATTAAGTAGGTTGCTAGGTCTTGTAATAAATTAGTTTGCATATAAAATTGTTGGATTATCTTTGTGAACGTCTATTTTTGGATAAGAGATTTTGAATTTCTGGAGATTGAAAGGTCGACAGATCAGGTGAATCCCGTTCTTGCTGTTGATTGTCCAAACCGTATCGTCTCTATCAGTTTCAGAAATTAGATTTTGAACGGCGCTGATTATTTCATTGATCGATTGATCGCGGTCTCCTTCAAGATCTTTGTAATCGATATCGATTATCCAGGTCTTGTCGGGATCTGCATGATACATGCCGGCCGCAGAATCAAATGCTTTTCGGACTGACCTATATTGACCGGCCTCAATGTATTCAGCGGTTAACCTCATAGCTTTTAAAGCGGCCTTTTTATAACTTCTACGATTAAGCCTGAAATAGGCTCGAGCATTATTGTCTTGACACTGTTTAATTACATCAGGCACAAGCTTATCGAAATGAGCTAATGACTTGACACAGTAATTCGCAAGAACTATCATGTCCTTGTCCATGTCAGGATTGTCCTTACGTCTCTTGAAGATTTGTAAAAAGTAAAAAGTATCTTCAGAATCGAATCTTAACATCGATCTGATCTGCTCAGTATTGTTGACCATACTGGCTTATTATACTAAATATTGGGCAAAAGGTTACTGGTTAGAGATCATGGCCAGAATCTGGTCCTTGACCGCAAGGATTGCTTCAATCTTACGTTTAGTATTCGCCTGTTTTTCAAAAGTACCTGCAGCGATTGCAGCCTCCATCAACTTGAAACCTCGGGCAGTCTTTGCCAAGATCGCTTCGTTGTCGTTTTGTGAAATCGCCGAGCCGACTATCAATTTATTATATAGCTTTGCGGCAAACGTTGATACAACACCGTACTGTTTGAATGAGTCAATCACGTCCTGCATTTTAATTAGTTGACCCATTTCCTGATCAATCACATTAGCTATTTCCTGCTCAGCATAGGCCGACATTGTTTGATCAGCTATTTGCAAGCTGTGACCTGCCGTCATGATCTTGTCTATGATCGCTCTGCCAGTTTTAGCCGACGCTCCTTCATCTAGCACTTGCTTGACCGCGCATTCGGCTGCAAGCGGTTTAACGATTGAATCAACAACATCGGTCGGATATCCCAATTTGGTAAAGTGTTCTGCTGGATCGTCAGATTTCTTGATAGCAAGGTCGTTGATGTCATGTGAGGTTCTAACCTTACCGTTGTAGTAAATCGTTGTGCCCACTATATGTAAAGGATCTGTGCTAGGAACTCCAAAATCAAAGATGTTTATCTGTACTGCACCGGTTGCGTACTGCTTCCATGCCCATGTGTTAATACACCAGTTAGCAGCGGAACATAGGGCCTTTTGTGCAGCTTCAGTTCTGATTGACATTACTACGTAACGCTCATCATCGTATAACACATTAACCGCCGGTGCAAGATCTTCAGCCTGTGCAGCCAATTTGGGCGCGCCTTCTGTGTTTTGAGCATCAGCGAAGTTACGAGCATAGGCAATAAAATCTGCAATTGGCTTGCTCAAGAAACGATTAACCTTTTTCATTAATCGCTTTTGAATTTCCGGATCCTGATCCGCAAGAGTAGCTCCAATTCTTAATAGTTCCTGTTGTTCTTCAGGACTCGCCTCTCTTGCTTTGGCTCTTATAACTCCAGGTAATTTGTCAATGATCCATTTACCTTTTCTACGAAACTTAATTTGCGCGAATTGGTCCATTAATGCCTCAAATCCTGAAATTCTAGAGGTTTGGTCTGGATTACCTTTTGAATAGGCCTCAATCGTATGAGGTAGTGAGCTGATGAATTCACGATTCGCTTCAATCTCAGCCAATAGAAGTTGTAATTGTTGAATTGCTATTCTTTGAAGGAATACGAAATTAACGAAGGATCCAGCGTATCCTCTGTACTTTTCTCCAAGTAGAGCAAGGATCTCCTTGTACTTTGGATCGCTTAGGGCCTGAGTCTGTTCTTCAGGCGAAAGCTCTTGAACCGGCTTACGCAAACGATCAGCAAGTCTTTTTAGCATGAAGGACTTTGCGGCCTGCATGTTTTCATCGATCATCTGATCTTCGTTGGTCATCCAACTTTCAAATATCCTTAGGTACTTCATTTTATTAAATTTTACATTTTATGTTAAACTTCGTTGAGCTCGATTGTGAACAATTAATCTTGGATCGTTTAATAGGAGCTGTTGAAGTTCTCCATCAAGTGGAGCATACGAGTATATGGACAGATTTACCGTCTTATCTGTTGTTAGCCAAGTCTTCAATGCTTTTGTTGCAGGTTTGATCTCTGCTAGGTTCCATCCAATTAAAGCATGAAGATGGTCTGACAATTTTCGGATTTGCGAATCATCTGCTCCTGGCATTTTTTTCTTAATGAATTCGACCATAACCTTTTTGAATTCGGCAACGGTTTCTTGTTTTAAAAGCTCAGCTTTGACTGCTCGCTTTGAACTAAAATAGTTGGTCGTAAAGTCAATTGTGTCAGCGATGTACGACATGGCTGATTTGAAGAAGTCATCTTCGGTTGGAGACTTGAAAATCTTTATTATCATGTCCATGTCCCGATTCCCAGTTTTAGGTACGATTCGTCTAACCGTTTTAGTAGCTCCAAAGAATCCAATTGCATAATCAGACTCTACTCGCCTTTCCTGATTTTTCGAAAAGACCAGTGTATGATTCATTAATTGAGTAAAACTTGAAGATAAAGCAACTCCCTTTGAAACCAAGTTTGAGTATTCAGGAGAATCAACTACATCAACTAGCCATTTGAACTCAGGTACAGTTCTAATATCATCGAACCATTTCTTTGAATACATTGTATTCATTGAGCCGGTTGTTAACATAGACTTTATTTGACGATTGATGTCCTTTATCTTATCTGTGTACTCTGTTGGAGAAATGATCCCTATGTCCTTTAGCCCATCTAAATCGGCCTTTTGTGCATTTAGTGAATTTAGCGAATGCTCTTCAAATAATTTAATGTATTTCAAACTCTATCATTATTTTTGTGCAGAAATTCCAGCTGAACCTGATGTTCCAGCTGAACCCACATTAAGTGCAGGTCCAAATTCAGGCTTGTAATTTTTTATTAGAGAGTCTAGCTGTTGAGCTTTATCTTGAGCCTGTTTCTTTAGGTTAGGATCTTGCGTAGTGTTGAAGTCGGCTTGAACTTGAGCCAACCTTGAAGTCAATGCGGCTTTGACCTTGGGCTCAATTTCTCTCTCCTTTGCATCTTTATCAGCTTGCGTAACCGCCGCTGCTTGAGCATCAAGAAGAGTCTTGATTGACGGGTCTTGACCGGCTGCTGATTGTAGAGCTGGATTGTTAATCATTCGTAAGTAGGCGGCAATCTGTTTTACGCCAGCCTCTTGCATCGCTTTATCGAAATTGGCTGAAGCTGCTCCGAACATTTTATCAGCAGCACTGCCTGCTGAACCTGAAGTACCGGCTGTTCCGGCGGAACCGGTTGTTCCAAGTCCATCTAGTATATCAGAGATTGAATCTATCTTTGCGCTACCTAATTTTTCAGTTACTTTGAATCCGAACCTAGCCGAATATGCGTAGTTAGGTTCTCCTCCAGGCAATTGTTCTAGAGTTCCGGATTGAGTAGTAAGAGCAAGTCCACCCGCATCCTTTAATTTAGTAATGACTGCATTGTCTGCTACAGTTAACATGGCTAACACGTTGTAACCCAATTCCTTAACCTTATTGGCATCGGTAACCGCCATCATCTTACCCAGTTTCTTGCTGGAAAGTTTAAATATTGAAGCGTAAACGGTCCATTTGACCTTGCTTGTATCGTTGAAGACCGTCATCAGGTCATCTGCTGCTTCACCAATGAAAGATTCAAATAGCTTTATGTACTTTGGCATTTATTGCGTAATTTATTTCAGGTTTATTTATTTTAGGTGAGCTTCATAAGAATTATCGAAGCCCAGTCCCAGACAACAATTTTCTTAGTTTAGTCTTTGCATCATGCACGTTTGACTTGACTGCACCGGCTGTTGTGCCCATGTGCACAGCAGCCTCCTCATACGATAAATCCTCATAGACAACAAGCTTGAATGCAAATTGTTGTCTAGTCGGAAGATTATCAACGATTCCCCTAATTAAATTTAGAGCCGGCCTGTCCGCATGAACGTCTTCGATTTTAACATCAATTCCATCAATGTCAGAAAATACCTTTGCCTTTGTCTTGAATTGCCTAATCCAATTAACAGTTTCGTTACAAACGACCCTTGCTAACCAGGCAGCGAAAGGTCCAGTTCCGCTCCACTTGTCTAGATTCATGAGAGCTTTAGCAAGCCCCTGAGCTACAGCTTGATCAAGTTCGCCCCGATCTGTTAAGTATTTAGCAGCCGTCTTATAGGCTAAAGGCTTCCATTGATTCCACAAATCTGCAAGAGCACGATCATCACCGGTTTTGGCCATGTCGACCATTGGATCGACGTAGCGTAAATTTAAGTCCATAGATAGACCTATTATACCAAAAAAGTTAGGCTGCTTTGATGAGACCTGCTAAGGTTATGGCTCTTTCGCCGACCTGTTTTGCCCATGTAGACTTTAGCATTTCGTCTGAGGCAGCATCAAAGTTTTTCTGTTTTATGTGGGCTAGAAAATTCTTGAACTCAGAAAGCCCAGTCTTGCCCAGGTTGAAAACCATTTCAGTTAAGACTCCTTGAACTTGGGTGGGTAGAGTTTCCATGTTTGGAACTAGATCTTGGGCATTTAACTTTGCCTGTTTAAGATCAGTAAAAAGCAGAGCATTTATCTGGTCCTGAGTCAATGGAGATTTACCCGACTTGATCTTTTCAGGATTAGCTCCAACCTTTTTTAATTGGAGAGAAGCGTCCCCTCGAGTAAGATTAAAACCTACTCCAATAGTTGGGATCTTTCTGGAATCCAGGTATTTGAAAGGCTTTGAGCCTTCATGTTTTATTACGCGATCCTTGATTGATGCAATGACCGGGTCGGTTGGAGGAGGCGGGGCTTTGAACGAATTAAGGTACTGTTCTGCTCTAATGTTCTTGATGTGGGTCATTATCTGAGTCTTGTAATCAGAGTCAAACAATCCAAGCTCTCCATTAATTGCATCACCAACGCTTGGATATGCCCATGCTTTCTGCTGATCCTCATGACCTGCTTTTAAAGTCTTGTTGATTTTAACTAAAGAAGCTGCGTCAGGAATTGATCGGATTGCTGAGGTTAGAGCAGTCTCGTCCGTGCCAATGCCGGCGACTGCTGCTTGAATCTGTGCAGCAATTTGATCTGCGGTTAGAGCCTCATTGACCCAACTTTCAAATAGTTTTAAATGCTTCATTAACTTAAATTACTCTCTTTCAATAGTTTAGAAAGTCTTTGGACTTCAGCAAAGTCTCGGCGATCTAGTGCTTGGTCAATCAAACTCTGAATTTCAGACTGGCTCATTTCGCCTCTGGCTGCTCTTGGTAAAAAACCATTATCGAACGCGTTATCGAAGCTAGAGTCTCCGTAATCTTCATCATCGTATTCTGAACCCGAAACTGAATCTTCCCAGTCAGCGAGCTCGTCTTGTATTAGCTGAATCAACTTGTTAACGACCGCTTGGGCTTTAGGCATTGCTTCGCGAGCAGCAGAGATTTCCTCTTCTGAGTAAGGCGGTTCGTTCTCACTAACCTGTCTGTAAAGAGGAGCTGCTGTGAAGATCAATCGCATTAGTTCAAGGAACTTTGCATCGGGTAGAATGCTTGCATCAATCATCTTACCCCAAACGTATTCTCGACCGTTTTCAATAGTCGCAACCTCTGGGAAATCATTGATGAAATCTCTAAGATCCGCAGCAGTTAGCTTAGCTCTCTTAAGATCTTGAACCTCATCCCTTGGAGTGTCAGCGTTCATAAAGACCTTTGCAATGGTCTCATCATCAAGATGAGCAAGCCCACCCTGATTAATTAAGCCGTAAATTGCTTTGACTGCTTCATGGAAAAGCATTGCTTGATCCATTCCCAAAATGATTAGCTTTGCAGTATCGGTTGAATGATCATCTGCTGGTGAATCTTCATCATTTTCAGGTTCATCGGCTGAGTCATCTTGTTTTGACCTGTTAGGTTTCCATTCAATCTTAGAAACGCCGCTCAGAGATTGCCCCTGTTCGATCATTAATTCTGCAACTTCCTCGGGTATACGCCAGTCTCTGGCATTACAGATATCGGTTATCTTAATTAAGAGCTCTATCATTTTTTCAGAATCAGCTTTTCCAAATATTTCGGCTAATCCGTCCCTATTAACATCGCTCAAAAGCATTTTCTTTGAATTGATGGCCTCGCCCTGAGTAATCATGTTTAGGATCTTACGCTTGTGAATCGCTGTTCGAGTGGCATCGTCCTCAATTTCTTTGAAGGCCGGCATCTCATCAGCCTCCGACTTTTCCTGATCCATTTTTTGCTTCATTTCACGTGGGTCAGTAGGAATTCTAATGTCTAGTTCTGTATCTCTAAGGATAGGACCGTAAAACTGTTCTATTACACTTTTGGTTAAAGCCTCAAGTTTAGTGATCTTTGAAGCATTATCGGTTGGCCCATTTGCTGATTTATCAGTGTCGTCTTTCTTATTTTGAATTTCCTGTACTTCTTTCGCAAACTTCATTAGATTCATCACTTCACGGCCATATCGTTCTTCAATCTCTCTGGCACTAGCCTCAGCTCTCTTGTTTAGGGAGGCTAAGTACTCTGGCGAAATAGCTGGATTTCCCTTGATATCGGCCTCATTCATGAATTGTTTAAACGATTTCATTCTCATTCTCTAGTTCTTTTAGACGAGCCAACACGTCTTCAGCTTGAGCTTTTGCTGGCTCAGGTTGTTTGAACGGTTTCTTTGTAGGAATTGGGCCCGGTTTTGGTCTTGTAGCAGGCTTGGTCGGAGCAATGGTAGGTGCCGGTCTGGTAGCCGGCTCAGCCGCGTAGAATTCGGTTACGAATTGCTCAAATAGTTTGATGTGCTTCATTTGGAG